TGGCACATAAGGGATATTGATGCCAACATTGACGAGCTGGGCGAAAAGGCTGAGGGCTTTGACCGCGATGGTCTTAGGGCTGTTGCCCACCTTGGCGGGAAAGGCGGAATGCGCCGCTACATTAGTAGCGACGGGCAATTTTCTCCTAAAGACGAACTGGGCACATCTCTAAATAAATACTACACCAAGTTTGGGGAAATCTCGCGTCAGATCGAAGATCCTGCTGCCCCTGACCAGTCCCCCATGCCTATGCCAAGGCCGGGAGATGCGCCAACCGGCCTGCTCAACATATCAGAAGCGCCTGTTGCAGATGTCGCGCCGCAGGCCGAAGACCTAGCAGGAATGCTGGCCATGGCAGGCGCAGAGCCCGCTGCCGCGCCGCCGCCAGCAATGTCACCAGCAATGTCACCAGCAACGCCGCCAGCAATGTCACCAGCAGGCAGCCCCGCGATGGCTGTTCTAGGCGGCGGCGTTGCGCCTGAGGGCACCTCTCTGGACAGATTGGGCGCGCCTAAAGTGCGCATTACCCAGGCTCGCGGCTCAGCCCGAATGCCAATGCCAATGCCAGATCAGACGTCTTTGGCTGAACGAATGATGTTAGCACTGAGCGGTCGTCAGTCGCCGCTTGAGCAGGCGCGAGCAGGAATGCTGCTTCGCGGTCTGCAAGCGCGCAAACGATAGGAGATTTTAAAATGCCTTTACCTGCTGCTGTACCTGCTTTAGCCGCTGGGCTTCTTCGTATTTTGGCTTCTGGCGGAAAAGTTGCGAAAAATGTCCCGCGCGGAGACCCCAGACTGCTTCAGGGAGGGACGCGCACTGTGGGGCAGGGCACAACGGGGCCAAGCCCAGCATATCAACCTGCCACTGTGCGTACAAACACGCCACCTCCCGGCGTCGGGCGTCAAGTCGTACCAAGCCCGTTCCGGGTCACTCCGTTTGATGGGCCAGAAGTTGAGATTGAAGACCAGCCTGTAGAGCCAGCCGTAGCGCCAGGCGGAGACAGGAGGCTGTCGGATGTTTTTAAAACTGTTGAAGTCGAAAACCGCCCGGTGTTTCCGGTGCTAGAAGATCGGCAGGCACCGCCAGCGCAGCCTGCGGCCCCAGCAAGGGTGATCGTGCCACAGACGCGCGACGAGCAGCTTGAGGCATACGAAAACTTTGGGAAGAACATCCCCGGCACAATCGACATTGGCGCGCAGTCGTTTAAGATTGCAGGCCCAAGCGACATTGGCCAGAGAGCTACGGTTCCTATTCCGGGAGCAGGCGCGGGGCAGATGCGCCCTGCGGCTGCTGGCGCTCAGCTTGCCGCGCCAGGGTCTGCGGACATAGCGAGTGAAGTGACTCGACGCCTCGGACTTACGCCTAATGATGGCACGTCTCGTAACCCTGTGCCTGATGCGCTGATGAGCGGGGCTGCACCTGCTGCCGCAGCTCCCGCACAAGATAGCGGCAACTTTTTCTCAAACCTGCTTAAAGGCGGCATTTTTGACAGTGAAAGCCCGCTAAGCCGCCAGCAGCGGGTCATGCTCGGCGTTGCTGCTCTAAAGGACGCAGGCAACGCTCTTGAGGGCAAGGCCACTAACTTCTTTGGCCAGACGCAGCAGGGATTTCAGCAAGCACGTCAAGGCGCGGCTGAGCGTCAGTTTAAATTTTTGCAGCAGGCTCGTATTGCTGGAAGCGAGGCTGCAACGCTGCTTGGCAGCATTACTACGCTCACCCCTCCAAGTCAGCGCGCTCAAATTGAGCGACAGGCGGCGGCTCTTAAGCAGATGCAAGAAAACTTCTTGCAGCAAGCGGGGATTGGTCAGCAGCCTGCGCCCGCAGCGCAAGACGCAACTCCCGGCGTCGGCGAGATGAGAGAAGAGGACGCAGACTTGGCGCAATCGCAGCGGCGAGCAATGGCTTTGGCGTCTGGGATGGTTTCAGGGACAGTTCAGCAAGCAAGAGAAGACCTCAGAATTCTTCAGGACGCGGCTCTTGCAGACCCCGAATTCTTCCCTCTGCTTGAGAGCGCCCAGAAAACAGTAACTACTTTCAACGTAGCTCAAGATGGTGCCCGCAACGAAGTCGCAAACACAAACAACCAAATTAGAAATATTGTTGAGGTGCTGCTCCCGAATGTTGAGTCAGGCGCGGGGCTTATGTCGCTTCTTAATGTTATTCCTGGAACTGAGGCGGCAGACTTTGAGGCAAATCTTGACAGCCTCAAAGCCTTTGAGGGCTTCTCAAACTTGCAAAGAATGCGTGAGATAAGCCCGACTGGCGGCGCATTGGGGCAGGTCACTGAAAGAGAATTGATGTTCCTGCAATCCGCATTTGTGGCTCTCAAAGCAACCACAAGCGGGCCAGCCCTCAAGAAAAACCTCGGAATTCTTTTGGAGTCATACAAAACCGTCGTAAGGAAAGCATACCAAGGGGCAGACGGCGGATACAACAAAGAAGCGGAGACTGTCTTTGGCCCGCCCCCAGATTGGTTGAGCGAAGAACAGCTTGGTGAGACAAGCCCAGTCGTAGATGAGAGTACGTATTTGGGCGAATCCGTTCTAAGCGTGGAGGACGACCAGCGTGGCTGACATCCGAGTGCGGGTTAAGACCGCAGCAGGCAACAAGATCGTTACATTCCGCGAGGGGACGTCTGAAGATGTAATCCGCGAAGAGATCCTCAAGATAAAAGATCGCTTCGCCGAGCAGGCAGCCGCTGAGGCTGAAGAGCGCGGATCGGCCCCGCTTGGCCAGCTAGGTGCCGGCGTGGGTCGCGGTCTTGAGGGTGCTGGCAGTCTCTTTGGATTAGCAGAGCAGGGCGTTTCTTACCTCCAAGATCTGGCAGGCACAGGGTCGCTGCGAAAGGCTGTAGCAGAGGGCATAGAGGGTTTCGCGCCTGAGACTGCCGCTCAGCTTGCTGACGTTGAGGGCACCCCGATCTTTGCCCCAACTGAGGGCACGCTAAAAGCGATAGGATCTCGCGTAGAGCCAGAGACGGGGCTGGGCGAGATAGCAGGGGCGCTTGGGGAGTTTGGCTCCCTTGGCGTTATTGGCAAAGCGCCCTTGCTGGCAAAAGCCGCATACCAAGTGGCGGCTCCAGCCGCAGGCAGCCTTGCGCTCGAAAAGGCAGGCGAGGCTGCTTTCGGTGAAGACTCCACCGCAGGCACTGTTGGAGCCGTGACCGGCGCACTGCTTGGTCCAGCCGCCTTGGCAAGGACACTGCGCACGGCAGGCGGGGCAAGCGCGATTACTGGCGCTGAAGCCTCAGAGGAAGTCGCTCGCGCTGCGCAGAAACTGCGCGACGAGGGCATCGACATCACTGCTGGTCAGATGCAGAAAGCAAGCGGCGGTCAGGGGTCTACCCTGGGCCGTCTTGAGGGCGTCGCAGGTGACGTGCCTCAGGAGCAGCTTAGGGCTTTCAGCGCTGCCTACCTGAAGCGTGCGGACCCAGATATTGATGCGGACAAGATCAGGCGCACTGGCGTAGACAGAGCTGACATCACAGGGATCAAAGACAAGATCGGCTCTCGCTTGGACGATATTGAAACAGAATTCACCATCGACCCTAGAGTTGCTCCGAAAAACGTAGAGATCGACCGGATCAGAACCAAGTATATGTCGGAAAAGCCTCCGTTGGACCCTGAAGACCGATCTATCGGAAATGCGATTAACTTACTTGAGGAAATATCTGTAGCGCCAGCGGGCCAAGTTGGGGTGGCCATGAATAAGCGACTGCGTGACGCCTACGTCGAATTGCGCGATGCCCCCGATAAATACAGAGAAGTCGTCAACGATCTCAGGCAATCGCTGGACGACATATTGCGCAAATCCGCTGATACGGCGGGCAAGCCTCAAGTTTACGAGAGATACACCGACGCCTTGGACCGATACGGCTTGATTGTTAATGCCGAAAGGTCTGTTAAAGGCAAAACGGGCAGCGCAATGCGCGTGATTAACCCTGCATCCTTGAGGTCAGAAGTGTTCACGCGAAACAGCGCCATCAAAAAAGACACAGAAGACTTGATCAGAGCAGGCAAGCTGCTGATGGCCAAGATAAAAGAGCCTACATTGATTGGCGCTGTATCTAGGGCGTCTATCCCGGAAGTTGCTGCGCAGTTGGCGATACCGCTTGTCAGGGCAACAGGCATCCCGCGCAGCCAGCCTGTGCAAAGAGCGCTTAGGGGTGAGCTGCCTCTGCAAAGACGAATGGCAGCTCAGGAACGCCTTGGGGCTGCGGCAGGCGTGCGGCCCGGTTTGCTTGCCGCCCTAACGCAAAACCGCTAGTTCGCCTCGTCCTCGTCAACGTCGTAATCATCGCTAGTCAGTTCAACCACTTCCTGGCTGACTAGCGCGGCGGCCTGAGCGTGCAGATCCTCAACGCTCATCGTAACGTCCACCTGCTTCTTATCGCCATAGGTGCTGGGACTGTACTTGGCAGCAATCCACTTGTCTGTATCAACCTGCAAGCGCGCCACGTTAACGCTCTCTGGCGTAGCGTCCTGAGCCGTCTCAATGGCGCGGCTGGCGTAGAAGTGCGCTGCCGCTTCCTTGGTTTGCTCGTAACGATCTTTGCGGGTCGGGTCAGCAGCCAGCCACTTATACCAAGCGCGGTTACCTATCTGTAAATCTCGAATAATTGATCGGACGGTATGACCGGCGGTGATGCGCTCAAACAGATCTTCCTCGCCGATGCCGTCAAGAAACTTGACCTGATCTCTGGTGATCTTACCCATCTTCAGCCCGCACTTTTGGCGGCCTGCCCCGACGCTTAGGCATAGCGTCAGCGCTGTTGGCTAGGGTCTCAATGACGTCAGCCGCTTCTTCGCAGAGCTTAATAACCGCAACGGGGTTTTTGATCTGGTAGCTGCGGCGCAGCCGGTGAATTAGGTCAGGGTAATCAGTCATATATCCTCTTTAAAAAGTGCCGGGCGCGGCATCGTTGCTTGGTATCCTGCCCGCCCGGCGTGACTCGCTGGGGGCGAGATTTAGAACCCGAATTCATCCGGGCTAGCCACACTGGAAGCGGACGCAGCACTATCTGGCTGTGAGACAGGCGCTTCCGGCGGGGTTTCAGAGACATCTGGGCGATCAATCCACTTGCCGATCACAAACTCCAGATTGTACGACGTGCCCTTGCCAACCGAGATTGGCGTGGACGCAGTAATCTTTACCATTGGCACTTTGCCAGCAGCAAACTCAGGCGCTTTCTCAGCCTCGTTGTAGAGGCGTTCAATGAAGCTCGTCTGGCCGTAAGAGTTGCCAGAGAACGTGCCGTGACGACCACCGGAAACCCAGCAGTCCAGCTCAAAGCCGCGCTTGTAGTTATCGCCAGGCGCAACCGTTTCGGTGTTGCCGGGCCACGCCTGCCAGTCGCGGAAGCCGGTGTCGATGGCGAGCCAGCCAAGCTGGATTTTAGCAACATCGAATGCGATGACCGGATCAGGCAAGTCTTCCTGACCTGCATCGCTGACGTAAGTCCAGCGGTTCTGGGGCATGTTAACCCGCAGATAGCTACCGCCGCCGCCGTTACCTGATGAGAATGAAATTGGCATGTGTGTCTCCTAGACTAAAGTTGCCGATTGAAGCGGAATCCCCAAGACGGCAGAGCAAGAACAGTTACGCCGTCCTCACAGCCCGTCGGGTAGATACCGCTGGTTTGCGCACTGGCGATCTGCGCCAGCGCATCATCGACTGCGGCGTCCGCTTCTGCGCGGGCGTTCGAGTCGAGTTCGTAAACCGCCGTAACAAACGGCGGCTCCTTTTCAACCGCAATAAAGATAAAGCGGTCGATGGGTTCCCCGGCCAACGCCATGACGCGCCGGTAGAATGCTTCCTGAATGTGATAGCCAAACCGCATGGCGGACTTGGCAAACTCTTCCGGCGAGGCTGATATGGTCGTCTTGAGATCGACGACGCAGCCAATGTCTCTGCGCCAGGCGTCAGGGCGGCAGCGCAAGTCCAGCCCAACACTAGGATCGTGGGCGAAGATAGACGCCTCGATCACTGGCTTGCCTGAAAGCAGCTTGGACGCCTCGCGGTGTGCTTTAACGCTGTCGGCAATGCCCATTGCCTGATCATAGTCGCCAGCAGTTAGCAGCAGCGCCCCAGCGCTCTGCGATTCTTCGTATGCCTCTTTCCACGCATTGCCACGCCGCGTTTCTGGGCCACGGCGCACTAGGTCTGCCTCTGGCTCTAGGGCCAAGGCGTGAGCTGCCGTGCCCATGTCAAACGCGGTGCTGCTTTTGCGCTGACCAAACTTCCAACGCGCCAGACCGTTAATGCTGACGGTCTTGACTGCGCTCGACGATATGGACGGCAGAGCGTGATAGTCCTCATTGGGCAAGTTGAGATCAATGGTCATGTCCGACCTCGCCCGTAGAGAGCGATCAGCAGCGCCTCAGCGCGATGCTCGTCTTTCTTACGCTTAAGATCTGACGCCAGCGTCGGGAACCACTGCTGCGCCATCCGGCGAGCCGCATCCTTGTCTCGCGGCAGGTTCATGGCCCGCTTCCATGTGTTGGGCGTCACTAGGCTGTAGGGCGTCCTGCTAAGAGCGACAGTCGTCTCAATCTGGGCAACGCCGCGTGAAAAGTTCCAGACCGACGTGACGCCCTGCTTGGGCATTGGCCCCACTTTCTCGATGTAGACGTGATCCAGGCGCTCGACGCTGGTCATGATGTCCATCAATGCAATGACGTCCACCCCTCCCTTGTCGTATACCGGCAGATCGTTGACCTCTTGGAAGTCATCGTCCACGAACGCGACAGCGCCAGTCTTGTAACCCGGATCAATGCCGCAGATCATCAGGTGGCGACCTCCAGCAAACGCCGGATAAAGTCGCTGATGGTTAGCCCCGCACGCTCAGCAGCAGCGCGGATGCGCTCCAGATCATCCGGCGTTACGTTGACTGTTACTCTCTGGTCTCGATTTTGCATGTTTACCTCCCTAGACTACATGCAGCGCACATGCAAGGGCTAACCTAGCCCTCGATTGACGCCATTTTGTTGAGAATGTGATCGCGCGCATACTGCGGGTCTACGCCCGCCAGCAGGCAGATTTCAGAAAATGCTGAGGTTTTGATGTACGCTCTGTCCTGCCGCCACTGCACGCTATTGCGCTTGGAGCCAGGCTCGTCCGTTGGCCTGTCGCGCAGGGCGTCGCGAACGGCTGACTCCAGTACGCTCGTCCACAGCATACGCTCCGGCAATGCTTGATGACTCATTCCTCGTCCTCCGCCATTGCGTCATCCATCAGGGCCGTCGCTAGAAACTCGTTGACGGTCATCCCCTCAGGCACGTTCCTCGCCAGCCAAGTGATTTTCTCGTCCGTAAGGTGCTGCAACAGAGACCCTGTTTTAAGGCCGCAACGGCGCAGGTAGGTGCTGGCGGTTGACTGGTGGAGGCTCTCCCCGTTTGCGCGCTTGGCCTTGCGGTCTACGTCTGTCCGGCGTTTTCGTCCGTTATTTTCCCATGGGTTGATCATGTTTTCCTCCCTTAAAATGGTATTTCGTCTTCGATAATGCCAACCGGCGTCTTCTTGCCATCGCGCACCTCGACGACCCTAGCATCAGGAAACGTGTTGAACGCATCTTTCAAGATCGTCTCCTCCCACGCATGGGCCAGCAACCGAGCTGCGTTGTCATAGGTGTAGACAACCCAGTCATGCTGCTGCCGTAGTTTTGCGGCGTCGTGAGCGTAGCAAGTAAAGGCGCATATGCTCCCATCGCCCAACTCAACGGCATAAGCGGTGTCTGGCAGCGGCTTATGGCCAGCAGCAAGCGCCTCTTTCTCTAGCGCCTCCCACGCCCGCACCAACTGCGGCGCAATCTTCGCTACCTTGTGGACATCATGCGCGCTGACCGCGTCGCGAAGCGCCTCATATGCCGACTCAAACCGCCCAGCCATTTCAGTGCTGACGCAACCCGGCAGGCGGTCTCCCCACTTGGCCGTGTACTCAGCAGCGACACGATCAAGGGGTTCAAGCTGACCCCAAACTGCCGCCGGTATCGGCGGCTTGGGGTCGTGCTTGATCGGCATCAGGCTCTGTGCTGGCCTGCCTATCTTCTGTTTTGGCTTCTTCTGCTTTCCAATTTTCAGCGGCATCTATGCTCTCCCGTAGCTCTCCGACTGTAACGCCCCAAACTGGGCGTCTGATTTTAGTTCCCATCATTTCTTTAAACTCGCGCCCGCGTTCCATAAACTCAACGGACGCCATGTAGCCCAGCACGTAACACTGCAAGAGCGCAGGCGTTGTCATACAAAACGCAAGCATTTCAGCCCGACCAGCATCCGACCAAGACAGGTTGGACATGTAGACCGGGTTCTGCGGATGCGGCGGCAGGTTATGCGCGTACATAACCTGCGTCTTAACCTCGACCGTCAGACCGCCAGGCCCGGTCAGATCATAATGCTCTCCGTAGGCTTTCTGGCCGCCAATCTCGCGCGCCACAGTAATCTCGCCCACAGTTCCTGCGGCCAGACCGGCGCGACCCCTGATTGATCCGCCAATAGCGCCAGTGCGCGTAGACAAACGGACAGCATACTCGCGGTCCAGTAAAGGCACATCATATTTGCGCATCAGTGCCCCCGCCCATCTGGCCCGCCATCAGCGCTAGGTATCTGATCCGATAAGACGGTATTGATGATCTGCGCGACGGGCAGAATACCGCCCAAATGGTCCGACAGTTGCCTGATCGCGACGCCAATCAGATCTTCCAGCTCCTCAGCGATCTCATGGTCTAAATCCTCGCCCTGCTCATATGCTATCAGATGCGAGGCCGTAACGATCACATACCGGCCAGCCCGATGATCGCGCACCAGCACCGCCTCAACGTCGCGGTCCTCGCACGGCCTGCCGTCCTCGCTCAGCCACTGCGTGGCGTCTCTGATTGCCTGGCTGTCATCCATCTGCAATCTCATAGGCAATCCCAGCATAACCGCAAATATCAACATAACTGTCCCGGTGATCAGGCATGTGGCTCAGGCGCGCGAGCTTGACTGACAGCAGCAGCATCGCAACGTCGTGAGCTGTGAGCGGCCCGCCAGCGCCACGGTAGCCGTTAAATATGTCGGCAGCGCGCTGGTGCATCTCGCGCGGATCGCCGTATTCGTGATTGCGATCCCCATCAATTAATTCCGCTGCTTCTTTTGGTACATCTGATCGTGTTGTCATTTTGTCCTCTTAAAGTCCTGCCTCGTCGCGAGTAACCCACTCGCCGACGACGATTATAGTTGTTTCCCGCCCGCTGCGCGCGTCCTTGTAAGGCTCCTCAGCCAATACGCCGCTGGCGAGCCAGCTTTTAAGCAAAGCCCGAACCTTTGCTGGCGCTACATCAGCGTCGATAGCCTGGCTGACAGCATGTCCAACCCACTGCGTTGCACGAGATGACTTACGGTAAGGCACGTCCTCCTGCACCGCTTTGTGGATCAAGCGCTGCACGCGCAGTGTATCCCCAGCGGTGATCCCGTCAAACAAATCCGGTGGGCTGAACGCCGTACAAACGCCGACATATTCGCCGCTTGGCATCTGCACGCCAACCATGCGCCGGTAAACGGCCTTGTCCGGCGGCAGGGTCAGGTTGGCCTTGGCGTTATCAACGCGGAAAATACCCAAGCTCTGATCCTCAGGCA